AATAATACCTGTGTGATTTGTAATGCAGGGTTCCCTAATTCTGCAATGGTGGGAAAGAAGTGTATTATCTGTAACAAGCTGTACCCCGATGCAGAGAGTGGAGAAGAGCTTAGGCAGAGTAAATCTAAGAACAAGGCTGAGACTTTGACTGACGTAACTGTCCGTAAGATGATCTATGAAGTTCTTGATGAGGCTAACATCAAGCGTCATAAGTGTGAGAAGTGTTCGGCTCTTTTCTACAGAGCCAGCCCGGCCCAAAAGATTTGCTTGACCTGCCGCAATAATAGGGAACAGAATGTTCCCAAACTTGACAATGGAACATTGTCTAAGGAGAGCAAGTGATGCCTGATCCCACAAATGACATTATTGATGAGAATCTAGAAGAGACTACAGACGAGGTTATTGAAGAGTCTGAGGATACCACCGAAGAAACAGAGGAAAATAAGCCATCTATCCTAGATGTAATCAAGAACAAGATTAAGAGTTTTACTAATAAGGATGAAGAGACCGAAGAAGTAGCCACAGTAGTTCCTGATGACTTCTCTAAGGCTGCCTTGAATAAGGGTTGGTCTGGTGAAGACGTTAAGGAGTTTGCTAAGGACTACACAGAAGCTGAACTAGTAGAAATGATTCCTGCGTTGCTCAGTGAGGACACCGACGAGTCGGATGAAACCTCGGATATGTTTGAAGAAACAGAAACTGAGGAAACGGAGGAGGAAGATAGTCAGGAGGACGAAAAGACTAAGAAGCTCTTGGAGAGAATCGAGGCCCTTGAGAAAGCTCAAGGTAAGTCTCAAGAAGAAGACGAAAAACAAGAGTTGATTGGTTTTATACGTACCGCATCTCAGGCCTTTGATGAAGCATCCAAAGAGTTTGAGGTTTTTGGCAAGACGGAAGACCTGCCAAAGTTTCCTGATGGGCGTTTAATTCATACAAGCCCACAGCTGAAAGCTCGGAATGAGGTGTTTGACTTAGCGAACCAATTGAGGGCAACTGGGATGGGCAGTGATGATGCACTGTCAGTTTCCCTAAATGCCTACAAGGGTAAGAACCTCAAGAAGGACGTAAAACGGAATTTGATTAAGGATTTGAAAGGTAAGGAGAAACGTCTGTCTGGTAAGAGAACCAGTCACGAATCAGGGACGAAGGAAATGACAGGCCCTGAAGTAATCAAGGCCATTTTGAACAAGAACAATAAGTAGACTTTCCGAAAGGATAGATCATGGCAACGGATTTTTCATTGGCTACCGATATTTGGAATGCCACTCTGCAAAATATTGTTACGAAGCAGCCTGCACTTGCTACCTTTGCGTATAACAAATGGCAGCTGTTTAACAAATTCTTCCAGAGTGCGGTAAAGGTCAAGGGTGGAGACTCGCTCGAAGGTCACATCACTCTTGACAGTGAAGGAAATGCCCGGATGGTTGGTATCTGGGACCAGGACACCCTGGTGAAAAAGAACATTCAGAGAAAGTATACTGCTAACTGGCGTCAGGCCAAGGGTGGTATGCTGTGGAATCTCATGGAGACTTCTCTGAATTCTGGTGAGCAGAAAATCTATGATGTTTTGGAAGCACAATACAAGAGTGCTGTAAAGGATATGGTTGAGGCTGTTTACCTTAGCTTGGTGACGGCCCCTACTAGTGCCACGGATGAGGATAGTCCTAACTCCCTTAACACGTTCCTCCGCGTTGGCACTGCTTCTAGTACTGGTGGGTGGACTGGTTATCAGAGTCGCTACAATGATGGCTCGGCCCCTGGTACCGCGTATGATACCTGTGGTTTGACTTCCGCAGCCGCCACCAATGCTGGTTGGGCTTCTTACTACGCTGACCACCTTGGTAACATTGATGAGGATCTTCTGAGCATGTTGGATGAGGCTGTCCGTAAGCTCAACTTCCAGGCTCCTGTTGTGCCTCAGACTTTGGGTGCTGAAAATGGCCTGATGAACTTCTCGATGTATACCTCCAACAACGTGCTGAAGAAGCTCAATACCTTCTATGCTCAGTCTGATGATAACATGGGATACAACCGTGACAGTCATTGGGGTACCCCGACGTTTATGAGTATTCCCTTTGCATACTGTGACCTCCTGGATACCGCTCGTACTTCGCTGTATGGTACTGATCCTATCTTTGGTATCAGCCATGAGAATCTCTATCCGATCATCCACCAGGATTGGAACTTCAAAGAGATCGATGGTACTGATCCGAATCGTGCCGTTGTGAAGCAGAAGCTTATGTATCTTCGTTATCAGATGTGGTGCGAGAACCCCCGTTACGCTGGTTTTCTCCTGAGCCAACATCCTTCTAGTTAAGTTAGGTGGATAATTAATATGGTGATGACTAAGACATGCTCCCGATGTGGGATTGAAAAACCTCCTACTGCCTTTGTTAAGAACAGTGCAAGTCCTGATGGTTTGTACTCTCAATGTAAGCTGTGTAGAAAAGAATACTATCAGCATAACAGAGAGAAACAATCTGAACAGTCAAAAGTACGATATGCACAAAACAAGGAATCTAAGAAGGTTTATCAAAGAGAGTACAGTAAACGCAAGAAAACCGAAGATCCATATTGGCGTACACGAGTTACTCATATGAATTTTGCACGAGAGTATGGGTATGACTTTGAGGAACTGGAATCCTGGTATGAGAAGCAATGGATGAAGCAACAAGCTCAATGTGCAATATGTGGACAAGTGTTCAGTGATAATGAAGTTATAGATCACTGTCATTCTACTATGGAACTTCGAGGATTGCTCTGTACCCAATGTAATGTTGGGATCGGCATGTTACAAGATTCACCAGAACTGTGTACTAAAGCAAGTAGTTACTTAATTCCAAAACAATAGTAAATAAGAACATCGAAAGGATAGAAAAATGCCTAGTTATTACAGAATGCACTTGGATGAGACCCTTAAGGCTGGGATCTACGAAGGACAGGTTCCGACTCTGGATTTTCTCACCAAAGTAAGTACTACGATTGATCCCGTCTTTAAGCCGGGTGATGGGCTCGTCCTGCCTGATGGTCGAGAGTTTCGTTACGCTCTTTCGACTGGGACCGCAGCCATGAATCCGAATATGGGCTGTAACTATACTGATGTGGGCTTCATGGCTTACACCGCTTTCGCTGCCGCAGCAGCTGTAGGTGTGGTAGAGATTACTATTCCTGCAAATACCCATGTTCTACAGGCAGAGGATGCGTTGGCTGGTGGATATGTTGTTGTGTTCGATGGTGCTGGTGCGAATGACATCACCTATGGGATTACTGGCAATGATGCGACAGCAGCTGATGTTGCCTTCAAGGTAAGACTTGATATGCCTATTGCCAATGCTATTGTTGCTGGTACTGAGGCTGCTGAAGTTTATAGCAACCCCTGGAAGGCCATTGCTCAGGCCAATACGGTAGTTCTTCCTCGTTGCGGTGTCCCTGTTGTTCAGGTCTCGGCTGCGGCTAACTACTTCTGGCTCCAGACAAAGGGTATGAAGTTTGTTAATCCCCAGGCTGGTATTGGTGCCGACAATGGTGGTATGGTTGTCCAGTGGCGACACGACGGTTCGTTGCAGAAGGGTGAGACCGCTCAGGGTGCTACGGTTCCTGCTCTTGATACCAATCAGATTGCTGGTATTGTGGTCAGTGGAAGTGCCTCTGGTAATGGTCCTCTTATCAACCTGATGGGTTACTAAAATCTGTCTCCTCCTGCCCGTGAGGTTATGGGAGCAGTAGCCGGGCCAACGCTGCTTTCCTGGGAGATAGAAATGACAGTAGAACAAGCAATGAATTTGATTGTAAAATATACTGGTGATCTTCGTATTAGTAGAAATGAACATGCTGCAATTACTCAAGCCCTAGAGGTTATCAATAGGGAACTCCGTAAGTTGCCAGTTATTGCACCTGCCAAGGACCCTGAAAATGAGTAGGCTGACTCTCTCCTATCAAAATCTGTATGATCGAGTCTCTGCTTATCTTGGGCTAACAACTGAGGGCTCTAGTCCTACTGGCAATAACCTTACGTTGTGTGAAGGTATAGTAGATCGAGGCTTGCGTCAGTTTCTGTACCCCATTGATGAGAAAAATGGTGTACGCCACACTTGGTCTTTTGTACAACAGTACTGGACTTTCCAGACAGAAGAGGATAAGTGGAAGTACGCTTTGCCCATAGATTTCTCTGACCTCTTGTCTGACCTTTCCTATGATTCGGAAGATGCTTATCCTCCGCTGAAGAAAAGAAGTGGACAGCAGATCAAGAAGATGCGTGCTATAAGTGTTTCTTCTAGTTCTCCTGAGTACTACGCCGTAGTCCCAACTCAGTACGATATTGAAATTGGTACTAAGTATGAACTGTGGCTGTACCCCGTTCCCAGTCAAGCTTATAAGCTCTCTACCTTTTACAGGTTGGACCCCACTCAGCTAGACGCTACCTCAGATTTAGCCATCGGTGGGATTGCTTCTATAGAGGCTATTTTGGAATCGTGCCTTGCAGTAGCAGAGACACAAGAGGACGATAACAAGTCTACTCATCACCAACAGGAAGCACGTAGATTGATACAAACTCTCATTCGTTTTGATAGTGGTAAGACTGATACTGATGTTATTGGTAATCTGTATGATAATCGGGAAAGCCATAAGATTGTCTTCCCTGATGTTGATTTCACAAACGACGTTTACTAGACAATAACAACTATTCTGGAGTAACTATGTCCGCATTTAACTGGTTTAATACTGAGCAGAAGGCGTTCGACATGCGTACCAAGTCTCTTACGACCGCAGATGGTGACATTACCTACACGGCTAAGACTGGTAGAACTGACGACAACTTTATTATTGATCGTGTGATAAAGGTAACTACCACATCTACTTTTGACATGACTATTACTGTTCCCGATGGTGTTTATTATGGGCAGCAATTACTGGTTATCATGGAGGTAGAAGGTGGAACTGACACTGTTGACGTGACTACGACCACAGGTGACAATGGAACTCAGTTGACCGCAGCTGGTGGGTATAATGTTCTTATGTATCATGGTGATACTCTTGGTTGGGCTTTGATTGCCTCCAGTGCTACCTAAGAAATAGTTTAAAGGAATTCTGTAATGGGAAACGCATATTACAAGTTGTCCACTACAAAAGGACAGCCTGAGACTATTGGCACCGCATCGGTTCAAGGAACTACTCTTGCAGTTGGGGGTAGAACTTGGGCCGATGTGAAGACTTATTTCAGAGATACCCAGACTACATATCTGGGCTATACTGTTCCATTGGGTATCAATTCTGGTGAATTTAGATTTCAAACTAAGGCAGAGGATGATGCTCAGGTTGTAGAAGTCTGGGGTTCCAGGGGAACAGATCACTTTACCCTCTTGGCTACCCTTACACTTACTGGTGGAACACAGACGGCTGACAGTAGTTTGGTCTTTGTTGATACCATTGTTGCTAGTACTGAGAATCTTCCGAAGGCTGGTGTTGTCTGTGATAATGCCGGTGATGGAATCTGTAGGTACTCTGTTGATCTTTGTGGTTTTGATAAGATCCTTGTTATGGCTACCACCCTGGCTGCTGGTACAACTCTGGCGGTACAACTTGGAGGTTACTAGAATGCAAATTCTTAGAAGCTTCAATTGGAATGACCAGGATTATACTGTCGTTGAGGGTGACGACGGCCAGAGGATAGAGCTTCGATGTAATGCCAAAGAGGCTCCTGCTATATACTTAAAGCTTAGCAAGATCGTTGACGTGCCACAACCAGCTAGACTAGAAATCACAGAGTACCAAGACAAGGTACTGCTGGCCGAGGTAAAGCGACGGGATATTAAGCAAGTAATACTCGGGGAGGCAATATGACTGCTGAAATCCTGAAAAAATATATATGGAATGAAACCGAGTATTGTAACATCCTGTATGGAGATGCTACTTGCATTACTCTGAGAGGCGAGATAGGGCAATACACAGATGAGCAGTGGATTCTACTGGCTCTTGAACTGTATGCGAATCTGCCGGAAGAGATTGATCCGATGTTGCAGATACTACATAGTTGTACGGATCAGATGATAGTTGACGAAGTTATTCGTCGGCACCTGGAATTGGTTGTAGCTGGGGGAGCAGTTTAATGCAGCCCGACCACAGGGAATGTATAGACAGGCTCCATGCGATTGCGGAAGAGTACCACAAACAAGGGATTCGTTCCGAGGATCAATGTGCCCTTCGGTGGTCTGCGAATATAGTGGCCATTGAAATGAATAAAGGGGAGGCCACATAATGGCTATCATAACTTCTACAGCTACCGGAGCATGGGATACAGGTGCAACTTGGGTTGGTGGAGTTAAGCCCGCCAACGGTGACTCGGTGGTAATCGCCACTGGGCACATCGTGACATTCGATGCTGATCTATCCGGTGATGGAATCGACCTCGCAGGGCTGACTATTACTGGAACACTCACGGCTGATACTACGGCTGGGGCCTACACGCTTAAATGCTCTGCTGACATCACCGGGGCCGGTACGTTCAATATCGGTTCGTCTGGTGCGGATTACCCTATCACTTGCACCTTCCTTATTGACTTCGATACAACGGCTTCATCTATTGATGGGACTCCAGGATTGACCTGCAACTTCTACTGTGTGAATCCAACTAATCCTGTGATTGAGTTGACGGCCTTAGAGGCCATAGGCCAAACCGAACTTGGGGTAACTACCGACGTCACTGGCGACACCTGGGCTGTAGGTGATGCCGTTCGTATTGACAATATTGATGCTGGTGTAGATAGTGAGGCACGAACGATTGCTGCCGGGGGTATCTCGTCCGACCACATAGATGTCACCGCGGGTTTGACGGCAGAGAAGATTGCTGGGTCAAAGGTTGTTCTTGTTACCCGCAACATCAAGGTTACAGGAAGTACTGGGTTTGCGTTTGATGATGTCAGTGGTTCCAATCTTGGGTGTGAGATCAGTGGCTGTACCAGCGGGTACACTGTAAGTGTTTCTAACACCATAAGCGGGGTAACTAGTGGTTGCTCCGACGGGATCAATGCCAGCTATTCTAACACCATAAGTGGTCCTTTTAGTGGGTGTGGCAGTGGGGTTTATCGTAGTTATTCTAATGCCATAAGTGGTGCAATCAGTGGCTGCACAAATGGGCTCAATGAGGCTTATGCAAACATCGTAAGTGGTTCTATCAGCGGTTGTGGCAGCGGGGTCCTAAAGAGTTATTCTAATGCCATAAGTGGTCTTGTTGACGGTTGCACGAATGGGCTTAACGGCAGTTTTTCTAACTTTCTAAGTGCTGGCCTTAACAACTGTGCCAACGGATTTGTAACCAGCCCTTCAAATACCGTCAGTGGTGTTATTACTGGATGTGTAAATGGGCTTAACACCTCCTATTTTATCACCCTATATGGCGTTGATTTTTCAACCACCACGGCTGAAAATGCTTCCTATGCAAGCACCTCTATCCCAGCATGGGCCTACACCAACTCCTACGACCACGACGCCACCACCGGAAAATTCAAGTCGTGGACTAAAGGAGGAATTACTTTAAGTGAGGTTACGACCGTTCCGACTGGCTTTACTCAAGGTTACAAGATGACCTGTGAGGATGCAGACAACGCTGCGTTCCACCAAGAGGAAGTGTCATTGGAGCCGGGCGAAACATTGGAGGTCAGCGGGCAGATCAAGTTTGCTGACAGCCACGCGGCCTACCTCCCGAGACTGGAACTGATTGATCCTGGTGCTGACCCGTTGTGGGGCTCTGGTGAGGCTGTGTTGGCTACAGATAGTGTAGCAAGTGGCACCTCGACTGATTGGCAGGCGGTTTCTGTGAGTTACACCAATTCGACGTCACTGGCTAAGCCCATCCTGGTCCGAACGCTGGCGAAGCGGGCATCCGGCGATGTGTACTTTGGTTGGGTTGAAGATAAGGACTATCCTGCTGTTGGTGACGTTAACTATGGTACCAGCTTCGATCATGGTTCTACCGGAACCTTACGTCCTGGTGCTGTTGACAATAGATATAGATATAACTATTAAGGATACCCAATATGGCCAAGTATAGAGAATCAGAGAAAAAAGATTACATGAAGTATTATAAAAAGACAAAGGCTGCTGGTAAGCCTACTCTTACCTTTGCTAAGTGGTTGGGACCTAATTGGAAATCCCCTAAGAAAGCTTCCAAAAAGACCAGTGGAGCAGCAAAAGCTAAGTCCAAGGATACTGTTAGGACTAAGGCTGTTTCCAAGGGAGCCTACTCTGCTGGGCTGACTAAAGAAGAGTTGGCTAAGTTTAGGGGGAAGTAATCTCACGAAATCCGTAGGATTTCAGTTAACTATAATTTCAAGGAAATTATGTGATGCAGAAGCTGGCTTTACCAATCAGGGGGATCTCAAAGGGTCTGACTGTAGCCGTGACTCCACAAGAGTATACCACGAATATTAGTAATGTCCGCCCTAGGGATGTTTTGGAACAGCGGATCAGGTTGGGACAAAGACCAGGATTAGCTAAGTGGTCTAGTGTACAAGTTGGTGCTGCTTCCAATCCGGTAGTAGCTATTTGCTCAGTTTCTTCAATTAGTTAGAGATTATGGCTGATCTAAGAGAAAACTATACTGGTGATCCGGGCGAAGAGTCTGGGCAGTTCTTCTATAATGATATCTTTTCAGAGGTTCACACCTATGCCCAAACCTTCTTAACCACTGCTGGTGGTAACATAGAGTATGTGGACATGCTCTTTAGGTCTTCCGTCGGCACTACCTCTGATACTGTTGTCAACATGTCCATACAGGCTTTGGATGGCGGCGGTAAGCCAGATGGTACTCCCTTAGAAACAGCTTCAATTACTATTCCAAAAACTCAGACTACTTTCACATATCAAACTTTGACTTTAGCCGCTCCTCTGACTGTTACGGACGCCACTAGCTATGCCATTGTTTTAGAAGCCGGCACTGCTGATGCAGATCATTTAGGACAAGTTGCTGCTAACGATACTGGAACAGCTTATTCAGATGGAGCAAAGTTTTATACAACAGATGGTGGAGCTTGGACAGAAACAGGTTCCTCAGATGATTTGGTATTCAAAAATTATGGTGCTGCTCATGCCAAAGCAGACAACCCAACTCCTACGGATGCAGATACCGAAGTTGACTTCTCTGGTGGTGTGCTTGACTGGGATGGGACAGGTGATACTTACACTGTCCACGTTGCAAATTCGGGTGGAGGATTCATAGCCTCGGACATAGTAGTGACCGATACCGCTGCTACAACCTACACTTTAACTACTGCCCAGAAGGCTAAGTTTGCTGGATTGACTGATGTGCTGTACTGGCGAGTAAACTCTACCAAGTCTGGATCAACTCTTACTGGAGATACTTGGACCTTTGACCCTAGACCAGGGAAGGCTTCTGTTCCTACTCCGACTGATGCAAATACCGGTATAGCCACTAGCACTGACTTCTCCTGGACCTTAGGAACTAATGGTACTACTAATGAATTGCTCATTGATGGGGCATCATACTTAGACAGTAGTGATGTCACTTATTCTATGACCTCTGATCTGTTTATTTATGAGGCTGCCGTCGTTTGGCGGGTAGATACCACTAATGAGTATGGTACTACCACTGGGGATACATGGACCTTTGATGCTCAGGCATTTGGTATGCTTAGAGTTTCTTACACCTTGATCCCTGGTGGAAGTGGTGATGGGCCTTATGACGCAACTCCTGGAACCGAAGGAACAGATTATTGGGTCACTGGTGACAACAACGTTATAACTGTTAAACGATTAGTAGTAGCCGCAAATAACAAAATTCACTATGAAAGCTTCGGATAGCAGGAGACTGTTTTGGCAATTGCAATTACTAATATAACCAATGTTCTCCGGTTAGTTGCCTGTGGAAATGATATAGCTTATTATGAGGATATTAACGTGGCTGCTGGAACTATGACCGCCTTAGCTGCAAGTGATGCTGACATTGATACGAGTGATAATCTCAATATGTTTGAGGGGTTCCAAAAAGTCTATGTAGTGAACGGAGCCAATCTTAAGGTCATTGATTTTAAGAATGCTGAGCTTACTCACGGGGCTTTGGGTACCCAACATGCTGTTGGTGATATTCTAACTCAGGCTGTCACAGCGGCTGTAATGGTGGTGGACTTTACTAACACTGCCAAGACTAAGACCTATGGGTATGTGACTTCTGGAACATTTAACTCTACTAACGCTGTAACAGGTTCTGGTTCTGGATCTGGCTTTACTCCCACTGGTACTGATACTGGGGTTCCTGGAGGTAATGATCCTCACTGGTATGATTGGACTGTCTATCCTGGTGGAGCTAGTGGAGCTATGATCGCCAAGGCTTATCTTGGTTGCTTGTATAGAGGCCGATGTGTGATTAGTGGCAATCCCAATTATCCATATCAGTGGTATATGAGTAAGGTGGGTGATCCATACAACTGGGTATATGGAGCTAATAATGCTCTATCTGCTATTGCCGGAAAGGATGGCAAGGCAGGAGAACTAGGCGATGTTATTAGAGCCTTGATTCCTTATCAGGATGAGTATCTCTTGTTTGGGTGTGCTAATTCCATCTGGGCCTTGAGAGGAGATCCCGCTGATGGAGGCTCACTTACGCCCTTGAATGTATCTATAGGTGTTTTTGGAAACCAATCCTGGTGTTTTGATGCTGGGATGAATCTGTACTTTGCAAGCAAGAGTGGAATACATAAGATCCCTTATGGGTTTGGCCCAATTCAGAATCTCTCTCAGTTTGTTCTTCCCAACCTAGTAGAGGATACCAATATTGATCCTGCTATCCATAGAATTACAATGGGATATGATAGAGAACGGGAGGGAATCCTAATCTCTATTACCACAATTGATACTGGAGCCAATGTTTGTTACTGGTATGATATAGGAACTGAGGGATTCTATCCTGAGTCCTATCCCGCTACTTGTGGTGCTTACTCAATGTTCTTTCACTCTGCTAATGATGACGCATATCGAAAGCTCCTTATTGGGTGTACAGATGGATACATTAGAAAGTTTGATGGAACTGCTAAAGACGATGTGACTACCAATGGGACTACTGCTATCTCATCTTACATGACGCTACCTATTATTACAGTTGAGGAAGACGATACTGATCTCAAGATAAATTCAGTGTTGGTGACTACTGCTGGGGGAGCAGCTGGTGGTGCGGCGTCTGATACAGACTCTGTTGATGTTGAAATTTACACAGCAGACGGAGCAGAGGAAGTAGTAGAAGCTATAGAGGATGGGGATACACCACTACACAATACTACAATTACTGGGCCTGGAAAATCTAATAGACTCAGGAATAGAACCAGGGGCAAAGCAATCGGAATTAGACTAGCAAATGATACGGCCACTTCTACTTGGGCTATAGAGCGGGTGTCCGCGAACGTAAAGGAAGTATAGTTATGATACAGTCAACAGGTTCAGGATATTCCAAGACAGCAAAGAAGAAACCTACTTCTTCAGGAGGAGCTTGGGGTGGGGGTGGAGCTATGAGCCCTGAAGACCAAGCCAATCAGGCCAACTTTGACAGAGAACAAGAGATCAGGAACCTACTAGATGAAGTCATTGGAACCTATTCTCCTGCAGGCTCTGGCGGTGGTGGTTCGTTTGGTGCTGGTACTGAGGCCATGATTGAGCGTCAGAAAACCAAGGCTATCGGACAGGGAACTCAGAGTTTGATTTCTTCTGGTCTGTATGGATCTACCATGACAGCTGGATTGGGAACCGCGTTTGAAGAAGACGTGGCAATGCCCACTAGGTTAAAGCTAGAGGACTTGAGAACCCAAAAATATTCAGATGCTTTGGGACAGAAGGCGGGCTTTATTGAAGGCATTGAAGATCAATCTCCCTCTTATGAGACAATGGCTAAACTTACTTCCCAGGCTAACTCTGCACCAGAATCTTCTCTTAGTGATTGGTTGGCACAGAATTTTGGAAGCACTCCTAATCCTACTAAGTCCGCTTCCTCACAAGCTAGTGCTCAGTCCGCTAAGGCTGAGACCTCCCGCTGGCAGAAACAACAGACTGGTAATCTGGCTAAATTGAAATCCCAATATGGATACTCAGTATAATGTCAGTGGGCTCAAGAGTACCATATATTGCTAATGTCATTCCTGAAGACTGGAACTCGGTACTGAGGTTCAGCCGGGATGTACAGAAGTATATGTCTACCCTGGCTAATTCTGAGCAGACTATCTACACCACAGAGCTATTCATCACAGGCAGCACTGCTTCTAGACTCTTGGCTACTGATGCTTCTCAGGAAGTAGTTAGTACCGATCTAGCATCCTGGGTCACAGGAACAGCCAATCAGGTTATAGTTACAGATGATACAGATGGAACGATAACACTCTCAACCCCACAGGATATTAACACTACGTCTAGTCCAACCTGGGTAAATAACACACTTACTGGATATCTTACAGCGGGTGGAAACATAACAAGTACAGCAGGAGAAATTCGTTCTGGTGTCCTAGATACTTATCGTGGCTTCTTTAGAGCGTATGGCCATGCTACTGGGAATGCCTGGGGTGGGACACTTTATCTTGAGCCTTCTGCTGACTATGATACCGACATTGGTGCGTATATTCTATCGGCCTATGAGGATGACTTCGTTATTCAGAGTGGTGGGGGAACAAGCTGGTTCAGGATTGATGGGCCAACGGGTGGCATTACAATTGCCGGGACTCTTGAGTCAGTTGGTGTTGCTACTCTAGCTGATGCTTCTTTGTTGAAGACTAGTGCCGCACCTACTACTGATGCAATGATTGCCAACAAGAAGTATGTAGATGACTCTACTGCTGCTCCTGCTGCCCACGTACATGACGGAGACACCCTACAGTTAGATGGAATCAATAGTGATGGTGGAGCCTTTTCCTTTGATACAACTGGAACCGTAACCTTTAATGAGTCAATAACAATGTCCGCTGGCAAGGACTTAACAATTCCTGGTCACATTATCTTCAATACAAACAACTCTTACATTGGCTTTGCCAACCCAAGGATTACCTTCAATGATACAGATGACCGGCTTGAGCTTACTGGTGGTTTAACTGTTTCTGAGGGTGGTGTCTTCCAAATAGCTGGGGATGATCTATCGGTAACAATCAATGCTCATGCCTATTCCGCATTACAGGTAGTAAATAATAGGTCAGCCCAGAACACTGACTCTGCTTTTGACTTCTACAAGTCACGGGGAACACCGGCTCTCCCAACAACAATCTTAGATGGCGACTGGCTCACTAAGTGGAGATTCTTCAGCCATAATGGCACAGCGTTCGCACAGACCGGCGGATTCATATATGATACGTATGATATCGGTAATAATTACGGAAAGTTCAAGTTCTACTACTATGCGGGGAATACGTTTTTCCATTTTGAAACAGGGGCCGAGTACACCAGAATAGGTGATATCACAAATGCTGATTATATCAACATAAGTACCGCTAACGGCGACTTGACTTTTGTTGGGGATTCTGGGTTCTACCCCAGACGTGTTACTCAAAGTGCAGAGCCAGCTAATGGTACTGGCGTTACACAGATCGATGTAGGGGAGCTTATAATCTGGAGAGATCCAGATGACAATAAAACATACCTATTGTATCAGGATACTGACGAAGGTGTCAGAAAAAGTGAGCTAACTTAATGAAAAAAAGATACAGAAAAGGCAAAGATATCTCTGGTCAAGTTTTTGGAAGATTAGTAGCTTTAGAGCGTATTGGTTCCTACAAGCATGGAGGAGCCCTTTGGTCGTGCTGGTGTTCCTGTGGGAATTATCTGGACGTTCCAGCCAGTCGAATAATAAATGGGAATACAAAAAGTTGTGGTTGTTTGGCCTCTGAATGTCACTCAAAGACTATGTCAAAACTTTTCTATATTCATGGCTTGGCCCACAGCAAAGCAGCCCAACTTCATTATGCAGCTAAAGGAAGAGCCAAAAGAAGTGGGATACCGTTTGATATTACCATAGAGCATGTTAATGAATTGCTCAGCACTGTAAAATATTGTCCGATCTGCCAAACTAAATTAGAATCTCATACCTTGTTGGCTAAATCAAACAGTGCATCCTTAGATAAGTTTATTCCAAAAAATGGATATACAAAAGACAATGTTTCTATTCTTTGTTTTCGTTGTAATTCCATAAAGCGGGATGCCACTATTGAAGACTTGAAACAGATATTAGCTTGGATGCAAGTCAGAAAATCGGAGATGACCTAATCATGGGAATAGAATTCAAACATGGAGCAGCAGAAGTTAAAGCACTGGCAGCACAAGCTGGGAAAGCTCAGGCTGCTAACGTTGCATTGAATCAACGATTCACAAAAGATATGGCAATGATGGACTACCAGTTCAAGCTTGCTGGCGAGCAGAGAGCTAGAGCTTGGGATCTTGAGAAGATGGAGATCGCTTCTCGGAATGATTTCCAGCAGGAGGAAACTGCTAGGGTTCAGAAACAACAGCAGTGGAGCCTTATCAAGAAACAGATTGAGGATTCAGATATTCTAAGTGAGCCACAGAAAGAACAGGCCCTACATGAGAACTTTATGAAGCTTCATGGCGGTGTGGTTCCCAGGCAGAAAAGTGTTGAAGAGCAAATGATGGAAGCTGCATTCAATGGCCCACAAGGTGGTGGAAAGACTGGAGGACCAACACAAGGGTCGCAGGATACTGCTCAGTCTAGTCCAGATCCCGGTCGTTCCCTCGGCGTTGTTGAAACCCCAGAAGGTATGCAAGTTATGTCCCCAGATGGTGGGATGAAGCCAATCAATCAAAGCGGTATGGTCAATGTAATTAACCCT